TGTGACAACCGCCAAGGGGCTCTGACGCCATGGGCCTGCTCGAATTGTTCCGCCGCCCAAAGCAAGGTGGCCCGGCCGCCATGCGTGCGCGCCTCGAAGGTGCGATGGCACGGCGGCGGCTGCGGGGCTGGAACCCGCCGCTCGAGAACATCAACGCGTTGGTTGCCTCGGGCGGTCCCCGGCTTCTGGCACGAGCTCGTGAACTGGTCGTCACCAATGGCTATGCAGCGAACGCCTGCGAGGCCTTCGCGGCGAATCTCGTGGGCGATGGGATCAAACCGTCGTCGCTGATCGAGGATGTGGGGCTCCGGGATCGTATCCAGCGGCTCTGGCTTGCCTGGACGGACGAGGCGGATGCCGATGGCTTGACCGACTTCTACGGGCTTCAGGCCATGGTCGCGCGTGAGATGTTTGTTGCGGGTGAATGCTTCGTGCGCCTTCGTCCACGACGGGCGGATGACGGGCTGATGGTGCCGTTGCAGTTGCAGCTTCTGCAATCGGAAATGCTGCCCTTCGAAAAGCTGGAGACGGCGGCCAACGGCAATCGCATTCGCTGCGGGATCGAGTTCGATCGGCTAGGTCGGCGCGTCGCCTACCACTTTCGCCGCCGCCATCCGGGCGACAGCACGGACCATGGCGCGGTGATCCCCGAGACGGTGCGCGTTGCAGCCGCTGACGTGCTGCACATCTACCGGCCGATCGACGCAGGCCAGATCCGGGGGCTGCCGCATGTTGCACCCGCCATGGTGCGGCTGTTTCTGCTCGACCAGTACGACGATGCGGAACTCGACCGCAAGAAGACCGCGGCGATGTTCGCAGGGTTCATCACCAAGACCGCGCCGGAGGAGCCCATGATGGGCGAGACGCCGGCCGACCCCGAGGGCACGGCGATCGCAAGCCTCGAGCCTGGCACCATGCAGGTGCTCTTGCCGGGGGAGGATGTGAAGTTCTCAAGTCCTGCCGACGTGGGTGGGGGCTACGAGGCCTTCCAGTACCGTACACTGCTTGCCGTCTCGGCCTCACTGGGGCTCCCCTATCACCTGGTGACGGGGGACGTGCGGCAGGCAAACTATTCGAGCCTCCGTGCGGAGCTGGTGGAGTTCCGCCGCCGCATGCAGCAGCTCCAGTACGGGGTGATGGCGCATCAGCTTTGCCGCCCCATCTGGTCGCGCTGGCTGGAAACGGCGGTGCTGGCGGGAGCGCTTGATCTTGGAGATCCCGTACTTGCACGCGCAGTGCAATGGATTCCACCGCGCTGGGACTGGGTCGACCCGTTGAAGGACATCCAGGCACAGGTGCTGGCGATGGAGGCAGGCATCACCTCCAGGCGGAAGGTGGTCGAGGCCACGGGCTACGATATCGAGGAAGTGGACCGCGAGAACGCCACGGACATGATGCGCGCCGCCGATCTGGGCCTCGGCTACCGCACGAGCCCCGGCGCGACACAAGGCGCCCGGGCAACACCACCTACACGGCCGGATGCCGAGGCAAACTCGGATGGTGGCGGCGCCTCCGAACAATCCGAACAGGAGTAATCTCATGAAGAGCTGGTACACGATCCGCGCCCGGGCAACGGGTGCGGAAGTGGCGATCTATGACGAGATTGGCGCCCATGGCGTCTCGGCCAAGGGGTTTCTGGCCGAGCTCGGCGCACTGCCCGAAGGGACGCCCATTGACCTGCGCATCAATAGCCCAGGCGGGTCAGTCTTTGATGCGGTGGCAATCCACAATGCGATTCTGCGCCACCAGGGAACTGTGACCGTCTGGATCGACGGCATCGCGGCCTCGGCTGCCTCCTATGTGGCCATGGCGGGCGACGAGATCGTCATGCCGGAGAACGCCTTCCTGATGATCCACGATCCGGCAGGCCTCGTGATGGGAACAGCCGTGGACATGCGTGCCATGGCCGAAGCACTCGACAAGGTGAAGGGCAGCCTGGTTCAGGGCTACGCTGCGAAATCCGGCCGCGACCCGCAAGAAATCGCCGCACTGATGGCGGCTGAGACCTGGTTCGACGCCAAGGACGCCCTCGACCTCGGGCTTGCCACCCGGATCGCCGAGCCGGTGCGCATCGCTGCCCGATTCGACATCTGCTGCTTCCGCAATGCACCGCCAGCACTTATCGAGGCTGTGGCCCAAGGGGAGCCGGACAGCGTGCCCGCGGAACCGGAAACCGTTCCGGACGGGAACGGTTTGGCGGACGATGCGGCCGACCTCAGCGTCAATCAGGATGACTCCGCAGCGACGGTCGAGGGGCATGTCCAGCCCGCCAACATGCCCCCACCCGGATCCAGTCCACCTCCCGATCCTGCGGCGATCCGGGCCAACGCCATCGCACATGCCCGCGCCGTGATCGATCTCTGCCGCCTTGCGGGCCAGCCACAGATGGCCGGCCGGTTCCTCGAGGAGGATTCCAACCTCGACGCGGTGCGCGCCGCACTTTTGGCCGCGAAAGCCGAGGCGGAACCCGAGATCGCGCCCTATCACGCGCAACCCGGCCGCACGCCGGCTGCCCGTCCCTGGGGCGAGATTGTCGCCCGCACATTCAAGCTGAAAGGATGACCTCATGACCACCCTCGTTGAAGACAAGCACGCCGGCCACTTCCTCGTCTGGGAGGCCTTCCGCGACTATACCCGTGAGACGATCACGGTCGCCGCGGGCACGCTGGCGCCCGGCACGGTGCTTGGCAAGATTACGGTCGGTGGCAAGTACGCCGCCCACGATCCCGCCGCCACCAACGGCACCGAGACGGCCGTTGCCGTGCTCTGGGGCAAGGCTGATGCATCAGGCGGCGATGCGCCAGCCGTTGCCGTGGTCCGCGGGCCCGCAATCGTCAATCGTCACGACCTCGTCTTCGCAGGCACCCCCACCGCCCCCGAAATCGCGGCTGCCCATGCAGCACTCCTGGCTGCCGGCATCCTGGTCCGCTGATCCCTTTGATTACCCCTTGAACACAATCCCTGAACCGGAGGCATTATCATGGCCACGATGGACATCTTCGAAGGCGATGCCTTCACCATCATCGAACTCACCCGTGCACTTGAGAACATCCCCTACAAGCCCGCGCTCCTCTCAGGCTCGGCCCTCTTCAGCCCTCGCGGCGTGCGAGCCCGCACCGTGATGATCGAGAGCCGGGACGGCACGCTGTCGCTCATCCCGTTTTCGGAACGAGGTTCCGCCTACGAGCAACAGATGCCCGACCGGCGCGAGATGCGCGCCTTCATCTGCCGTCAGTTCAAGAAGCAGGACGTGCTCTGGGCCTCCGAGATCCAGTCGGTGCGCGACTTCGGCTCCGAGTCTGCGACTCAGCAGGTTCAAACCGAGGTCGCCCACCGGTTGCGCAAACTCCGCCAGGATGCCGAGGCCACCTTCGAGTACCACCTGCTGAACGGAATCCAGGGGATCGTGAAGGATCCGAGAGACCAGGCCACGGTGGTGAACTACTTCACCGAATTCGCGATCACGCCTGCAACCGAAATCGATTTCGACCTCGACAACGCCTCGCCTGTCTCAGGGGCACTCCGCAAGCGCTGCCAGGCGCTGATCGAGAGCGTCGAGGAGTCGATGGGAGGCCTCGCAGCGGGTGCGGTACAGGTGCGCGCCGAGTGCGGCTCGGCCTTCTTCGCCGATCTCGTGGCCCACAAGGAGGTGCGGGAGACCTATCTCAACACCGCCGCGGCAGCCGACTTGCGTGGGCGCGTCGCCGACGAGGTCAGCTTCGGCGGCATCAGCTTCCGCCGCTACCGGGGTGGTGCCGGCTTCGGGGTCCCGACCGACAAGGCCTTCTTCTATCCTGAAGGCATCGAGGGGCTCTTCGAGATCTACTTCGCGCCGGCCGACACCTTCGAGACGGTCAACACGCTGGGCCTGCCACTTTATGCCCGAACCATCCCCGATCGGGATCGCGACGAGTGGGTGCGCCTTGAGATCGAGAGCAATCCACTGCCGATCTGCACCCGGCCGCAGGTCCTGCGCAGTGCACGACGGACGTGACGAGGAAGCCTTGCCATGGTTGCCAATCATGACCTGACTGGCTTCCGCAGTGGCAATACATATGAGCGCGTGTTCCGCTTCAAGGATGGTGCCGGCAATCCGGTCGACCTGACAGGCTCTGAGATCATCTTCGTAGCAGAGACAACCGCATCGACCATCCGCAAAACGACAGCGGACGGTTCCCTGCAAATGTCGACGCCAGCGACGGGCGAGGTGACGTTGAAGCTTACGCCTGAGGAGACGCGCCTCTTTGCCGTTGGCAAGCTTCGCTCCCGCTATGAGATCGAGCGACGTATCGGTGGTGATGAGTTCACGATCCTGTCCGGATGCCTCATTGTTGTTCAGGGTGTGAACGATGACGCTTGAGGTGATTGAGGTTGTCGTTCCCGCATCCATTGCCACGGTTGAAGTCGTTCTGCCCGGTGCACAAGGTCCGGTCGGTGCTGATGGCCCGGAGGGTCCAGCTGGTCCCCAAGGTCCTGCAGGACCTGCGGGTGCAGATGGCGCGCGTGGTCTTGATGGCGCGACAGGTGCTACCGGACCACAGGGGCCCACGGGCAATGCGGGCCCGCCTGGAACGACGGGACCAGATGGGCCGCCTGGACCTCAGGGTCCACAAGGTCCGACAGGCCCCTCGGGTGCTGACGGTGCTCCAGGTGTCGCTGGACCTCCGGGTCCAACTGGTCCCGCCGGACCAGCAGGAAGTGATGGTGCACCTGGACCTGCAGGGCCGGCAGGCGCAGATGGTGCTCCGGGTGTTGCTGGACCTCCGGGTCCGTCGGGGCCCGCGGGACCGGCAGGTGCAGACGGAACACCTGGCGCTCCCGGCCCAATGGGACCTGCAGGCCCTGCCGGTCCGACAGGCCCGCAGGGTGCCGATGGCGCAGCGGGTCCAGCTGGAACCACTGGTGCTACTGGACCAATAGGCCCCGCTGGTGCCGACGGCGCTGACGGTGCCAACGGTGTCGGTGTTCCGATGGGTGGAACGACCGGACAGGTCCTGGCAAAGATCGACGCCACGAACTTCAACACCCAGTGGGTGAACCCGGCCTCTGGCGGCGCCAGCGACTGGGGAGATCTTGGAGGGACGATCACCGATCAGACCGATCTGATCTCCTACCTCGCCGCGACGTATCTTGCGCTTGGTGGCGGTGCACTGACCGGCCGTGTTGACTTCAAGGCCAGCAACAGCACGTCCGCGTCATTCCGGATCCCTGGTGGTACGGCACCGTCATCACCGGCGCATGGTGATGTTTATGCATCCGGCGGCACGAACCTTCTGATCTATCTCTCCAGTGCGTGGTATTTCACGAGCTTCATCAACAAGGCCGAGACGTTCACGGCGAAGAAAACGTTCCAACCCTCGGTCACAGGTGGTGCTTCTCTCAACCTGGGCGGCAACACGGGTGTTGCACCCACATCGCCTGCGGATGGTGACCTCTGGCAGACGTCAGCGGGACTGATCTACCGTAGTGGCAGCGTCACGGAGGGTCCGCTCGCCATCACGATGAAGGGCTCAAACGTTGCCCTTGCGGGTACCATCACGCTCGGGCCGGGCAGCCACATCCATATCACGGCAGGGACAGGACCGGTCACCGATATCGACTGGACCTCTGCCGTCGATGGCCGACACTGCATGCTGGTTTTCGATGCCGCGACAACACTCGTGCATGGTGCAAACCTCGTGCTGCCGGGTGGCGTCAATCA